CAACTTTTTCTTCTGGTAGTTCAATCATTCTGCGATTGAAGCGCACAGGTCTTCTACCAGCTTTGTAATTCTTGTTCATCTGCCGGCGTTTTTCGGAACCTCCATGACCATCCCAACATATAACAACTTCCGAAGGCCTAAACTCACGACAGAGCTTCTGTAATGATTTTATAAAGCCAATGGTTCCTCCGTTTGGAAGTCCTTGCGGATTCATCGATGGTATTATTGTATAGCTTCTAAGGAACATATTGAGAGCATCGATGATTAAAACTCTCTTATTATCTTCTACTGCTGTTGTGGGCCTCATTATATCCTCCGTTTATATAATATATCACATTATTCTCCACTTGTCAAGAAAAAAACCCCCGATTTTTCAATCGGGGGCCAACCACAGGAGAACACACGAACAAAACTTTATGATTTATATTTTTCGATCATGACTTCGTTTAGAATGTCAAGAACAACTTTCCTAAAGTTCTCGTCTTTTAGCTTTGTAGTCCATTGTTTTGACTGAAATTTCAAGGCTTTTCCTTCGGTTGGTGTGATAGTGTACCAAGCACCAGAAACGGAGAATTTGGGGGACTTTGAGCGTTTAAGTATCTCTAGCCAAGACTCTTCATCTTGAATACCTATTTCATTGCCCCACATAATCTTAAATTCGCAGTCACGACCTTCGGAGCCGAAACGAGACTTCTTTAGGAAACATCTAACATGAGAACCAACTCTTACTCCATCTTCGTCGATTGCAAAGGAAGCCTTCGATTTGCGTTTTGTAAGCCAAATCCGCAGGGAACTAAAGTATTCAATTGCTTTACCGCCCGGAGCCATGTAAGGCTCAACTAGCATCTCTACTGGTCTCATTGAAATATTGGTTTTAAGTTGGTTTATTAAAATGAGCGTTGATTCTGTGTTCGCAAGAGGAATTGTAAGTTTAGGAAATGCTTTCGAAAAAATTCTAGGCTTTACGGCCATAGAAGATTGGGGGTTGAAATCACCTTCTAAATCTTTCTCGGACGGAGTGGCAGCTACACTATCCCAGATGAATAAAACACGGGCTTCACCATATTCATTCATAACATATTCCATCGTATTGAGCACATTCTCAACGCTCGTGGCTTGATAATAAAGAAGTTGGTCTTTTGAACAACCTGCCTTCTCTAAAAACACAGGGTCAATAGCTGACTCTGCGTCAAAGTAAACAACAAACATGCCCTTTTTTTGAGCATTTGCTGCAATCTGTGCTGCCATGAAAGACTTACCAGAGCCGGACAAGCCGGCCAACTCTGTTATCTTCCCTACAGGGATTCCTGCTTCTTGGCCAGGACTTATAATTAAGTCAAGCCATTTAGAACCGGTTGGAATCCAATCCTTAACGGACACCGGATCTGATTGGGAAAGGTCATGAGCGACATTCATTCCCATCTTTTTGTTAATCTTTTTTGCTAAATCAGCAACATTAATTTTTCCTGTTTTCATGTGTAAAACTTTCCCCACGGTTACTCCTTTTTAGTGATATCTTACAGTCGCTTCTTCTTGTTCTTCTTCAGCAGGTTCCTCGACTGCGGAGTCTCCTGCTTCTTCTTTCTCGCACCCAATCATGAACATTAACATGGTTGCTGCGGTTATATTAGTTATTGAAAATGTTATCATTTTTGCTCCTATGATAAAAAGTGCCCCATTATTAAGTGCGGGGCCGACACTCGACAACTTAAGTTTCTTGGTTTATGAAACTTTTTAAAGCATCGTCAACAGACTTCTTTTTGTTGTAATGTTCCGACTCACTAGAGAGGCTCTCGGAGGTAACATCGGAGGACAGGTATTCATCCAGCAAAGCTTGCACTTCGGAGGTGGTTCGCCGCTGGAATAGAGCCTCGATCTCAGGAATCGAATTAATAAGTTCATCACAGTCTGCTACATCATCATCGCATAAGACAGAAGGTCTGCGACGAGGCTTTAATGATGTCTTGGGGAAACTTCCCGGAGTTCCGGGAATATGATAGTTAAGGACAATATCAGTTCCAGTTTCTGGATGTGTAATATCGCCATAGTCAGGGTCAAGAACATAAGACAACAAAGTCTCATATGCGGTCTTACCATAAGCCCACACTCTTACACCTTTGCTTTCTTCACCACGTACAACTATTGGTGAATAATAACGTTTACGAGCAAATAATTTCTTTGCTTCTCGTTTAGCTGTATCATCAGTGTTTTCTACACCTTCACGCCACAGCTTGGACGCAAAGTCACAAATTGGACACTCTTCTCCATGATTACGCTTTGGACAAAGAATGCCGGGGTTTCTTCCAACATTATAATGAAAGTGAAACTCTTTGAAAGGGTCTCCATCTGAGACTGGGAGCATACGAACGGTTTGATCACCTTCGGTCGGTCTCCACTTGGTATTGTCTTCGACTTTACCATTATTTTTAGAAACTCCTAGTTTCTTTCTCATTAAATCTAAATTTATAGCCATGTTTATCTCCTATGTTAAGCTAAGTTTTTTGTCTATGCAGACTAAGGTCAGGGGGAGTTAATCCCCCCGCCAATTATAATATAACCTATTTTGGTTTAACTGTCAAATGAAAAGTTAACTTTTTCTTCAGTAAGTTGACCAACTTGGGTTGATTTGTTAAATCGTCGGAAATCACGAAGATGTGTATCGTAGACGACTTCAGTTTTGCCATCACGAGATTTATTTCCCTTAATTTGATTAGAAGAGAAATGCGTATAAGGCAAGTCAACAGTCTTAATAAAACTCATTGTACGAGTTGAGCCATCAGCTTTAGTAAAAGTACCAGTGTATTGTGTATAAGTAGACATATTACCTCCGTATTGTGAATGTCTTGCGAGCGCTTTACTTCCTTGGTTAGTTAAGTAGATCGAGGCCTATGGTTTGTGATGATGACCTTCAATATCTTAACACGTAACAAGTTTTCTTCCCACTCTTATAATATAACCTATTAGTTACATGTTGTCAAGAAAAAAGTTAAAGTTTTTTTTCTTAGTGGTTGTTATTTTTTGAGAAGCTTTTCTTGCTTACATTATTAATATAACCTATTGGCTATATGTTGTCAAGTAAAAAATCAAATCTTTTTAAAAAAATATTTATTTTCATTTTGTCTCCAAGGTTTGAATTGCATGACTAAGCTTCAAAGAGTAAAAGAACGACTTCTTATGTGAAGAAGGATAGATTGCAAAAGATGATGATATTTTATTTTCTTCATCATTAATAATTCTTTCCTTAATAAGTTTTAGCAAGTCTTTGTTTTTCTCCAGTTGAGTTTTGCTTATACTATAAATGTAACCTGTCTCTGTAATGTTGTCAAGCGGAAAGAGTAACTTTTCTTTATTTTTTTGAAAGTCTCCGACAGACAGGGTGCAAATACGTGAGATCTCTTTTGGAGTGTGTGGAGAACCAAGAACTGGTTGCTGTGTTTTGAACCATTCAACGGTCTCGATTGCATTTGCTATTTGTTTATTTATATTAATATACATATCTATAATTGATTGTTCTCCAATTATATTTATAATTTGTTTATTAGAGAATAGATATACTTTATTTAATAAACCTGATCTTGTAAACTCCTGTAATACATTAAAGACAACTTTATGTCTCTTTGCTTGTATTGGAGTTATCATTGCGGGGTCAGGACAAATATATACAATATTTATTTTTTTATTCTTTATGGTCTCCAACACTCTCAATGTACAGCCGGCAACCTTACCAGCACCACAGAGAGCAACCCAACATTCATCTTCCTTAAACTTCAAACGCTTCGAGAAGTCCGGACAGTGTTCTTCATAATCTTCCGTTATCTTACACTGTTTGGGGAAATCATCCGGCATGATGGTTACTTTCTTATGGTGTTCACCAAAGCAGTCAAGCAAATTTGAACCTGCGTTTCCAATTCCAATTAAGACCATGATACCTCCATCATATCTCTAAGGTTACTTCCAAGGTGTACAGACGACATAAACCAGCCAAGCTCTGTATCCTCGAAGACCTCTTTTATCTGTGTTAGAAGGTGACGGTCTTGGATGGAGAGGTCAATGGTCATGGAGTCGTGAACGACAGAGTGAACAAACGACCTTGTATTTCGTAAGAATTTGTTTATTTTACAAACTTGTTTCATACAATTATCGGATGATGTGCTCTGCAACAGATAGTTGAGAGCATGGAAATCATCGGATGGTATCTTCCTTCCAAATGGTGTGTAGACTTCGCCATTACTATAGAATTTCTTAAGCACCATTGTTCTGTTGTAGTACCGCCCAGTCAAGTAATCTTTCGAGTTTGGATTATAAAGCCATGCAAAGAATCTCTTCTTCGCTTTATCCCTTGTTCCAATGCCTCGATAAACGTTCTTCATATTAAACTCATGTATGTCCTCACGGGGGTGGGTACCAGTAGATAGTGATAATAGAGTTCTTATCTCCGCACCATTTAAGTCAAGCTGAACGAATAAGTCATTCTTTGGAATAACACAATTTGCCAACTCTTTCTTAAGGTTCATGATTGGAAACGAACCTTGCTTGGTTGTCAAGCGACCAGTTTTGGTACCCCATGTGTCGTAAAGGATACGGGTCTTTTTTCGGTCCGTAAGTTCGAGCAAGGTCCTTGCCTTGCCATCGTGTTTGGACGCTTTTTTGAGGGGTCCTCGGTCGACTATGACATTATTCTGTGAGATGTCGTGAGCCATTTCAAACAGGTCAACCATGAACTGATGATTCTGTGGTTTCTCACAGTTCTCAAAGATGTAAGAACATATTTCGTTCTTCACTTCACAATAATGTCTAAGGTGTTGTTCGGGAACCACCTCGAACATACAAAACTCCGAAACATTCATTTTTGCGTTGATCGCAGAGTTAATAAAAGCTTTTATTTTTTTCTCTCTTTTCTTAAGACGAGTCGATAAACCCTCTGGGCAAACGTCTTCAATTTTTCTACCGCCCACAAATATATTAGCATAATCAATATTATGACCGGAAAGTACAGGAGCATAACTCCAAGTTCCTCTAACGTCATGTGGCACTCTGTCATATGTAAACTCTCCATTGCTATAAATTCCGAAACATTCATCTCGGTCATCAAGTATCTGAAATATCATCTTTCCTCCGTTTTCTTTCAGCATAGTATTTCCTCATATCGTTAAACCCACCGGGCTTATCTTTATAAGTTGATCTGAACTGTTCATTAACATAACCTATTATATTTGCTTTGTCAAAATATTTTGTCTGATCTTTTGCATTTTTTACTATTCTTGCAACATCTGCCTTGCCGAAAACGTGATTCTCTTCTATGTTTCTTATATTAATATATAATTTAATTAATAAATTAAAATCAATTAAATTATTATATTGATCATAATCAATGTTTTCCTTAAATATTAATTTTACTGATAATTTATTATTAGAACAATAATTCTTTTCTTCTTTGACAAAAAACGTTTTTATATATTTTTTATAGCCTTGAAAAATATATTCTTTTAAATAACCAAGGTCGTGCGTATAACATCGAGTAAAATAGTGGTTATCAACATTGAAGGGTTCATTCACATTCAACAAATCCGCATAACTGTATGAATCGTTAGACATATGAACTTTCATAGGTGCAGAATTTATATCGGCACATAAAATAAAAGGAGCATTTTTTGATACATAAAACCCATTATTACGTACTGTGCTGAGATAAAAATTAAAGTTCGGGCTATTAAGAAAGAATTCCTCCTTAAGGGAATCATTTGATATGTCCAGCCCAGCAACATCAATATACAAACCACTTGTAAAAGGAGAGGACATTTTACTTCTTTGCCAAGCTGAGTATGTTATTGGATATTTATCTGACATTCTCTCTTGGAAATTCACAAACAGATTGGCGTAATCTGTAACACTATCAATTTCATAACCTGACGTGGGCAGATAAACAGTGTTATATGCGTCAATCATCTTGGTCATGTGCTTTTGATACATAAAATGAGGATCAGTCCATCCTCTGTATGCTACCAAATTTGTCAAATATGTTTCATTTAGGGAAATTAATCCATTTGTAGTTGCAAACCTAAAGTGTTTTTCTACTTTTGAAAAAGCTTCACACACGAATTTTAAAGCGCTCGCTTCGCTTCCAACGGTACCAACTTTTGTAATATGTTTTGTTTTTGGCTCAATCGAATACATTTTGCTATCAATTCTACCATACTGCGTTAATTCAATAAAATTAAAGTCTTTGATATTATCTTTTGTTTTAATATCTTTGAGCGCATTTGCTTTATAATTAAGTCTTTGATTATAAATAAACCTCGTTAAATTGAAATTGTTTTTTCCTTTAAAATTTGTCACTTTAATTGTTTCCTATTGTCTTAAAATGGCATCCAATGCGCCCTCATCGGTGGCCAGATTCTCATCAAGATCAGTTGTTCCGTCCATATTGAGGTCTCTTAGGCGGCGATTCTGAACGGTAATCAATTTTTCGCAAAATGTTTCAGGGCTTTGGCCTACGGTTTCTCCGATCAACTCATCGTTAGAGGGCATATCATCGAGCTTTTTCTCTTCGGGCTGTTGTCCTGTTACGCCAATAGCATACGCTTTTGAGCTTCCATCGCCACTGTATACGAATTGTGCCTCGACAGTTGATGTAAACTTT